GAATGGTAATTTATGTAGATACACATATTCACCTTTTCTAATCTTGCCACTGAACAAAACCATTTGTGGATCATTGGGGAACATACCTGTGTCTGACCCAGCAGTAGTTAGACCCATTGCTATGGCAACTTTAGGATCAGAGGTAGCATAGATAGCATTTTGATTACTACCAGCCGCACCACCTGTATCTACCGATTGTCTTGGCTCTAGCATAGGAATCTTTTGTCTTGACCCATGCCAAAGATAGGTATTAATAACTTTGCCTTCCGCCACACCTTGCTTAACAGGAACCCAAGCCATGATATCAGTTTTATTCAATAACTCTGATGCGGCCCAAGCTCTATGTGCACCATCTAGTATGTGTCCTTGTGAATCGACTACTAATGGCTTTTTATCTATGTGATGTTGACTATACTCTCTTGCATGGCCAACATCGACAAACATAGCACGACCATATGGATCATTGCCTTCATCTTTGTCGTTTGGTACGTGTAAACTTGATAATGGTACACGTTTTAATTCATATTGTGGATTACGCATTACCAAACTTTTTAAAAATCCGCCACCTTGTTGGTCTTTGGGATGAGAGCCATCAACATAATCCCATACCTTCTCTGCTGAAGCAATGTTATTGGATTCAATTATAAATTCAATTGCTCTCATTTAGCCCTGTACCCAAGTCAATGGTTGACTGTAATCTACATAACGTTTCAATTCTTCAATAAGTTCTTGTTGAAGTTGTTTAGATTCAGCTTTCATTGCCGCACCATTCAAACTTGTGCCGCCACCTGGACCTGCGATACTAGCAAACTTTTCACGTGCTTCACCAATGATACCTTTTAATACAGCAAATACCCAATCACCAATCCAAACTCCAGCGCCCGGATCTTGTAATAATACTTCTTGTGTTCTTTGTACATCTGCCCAAATTAATACACGTTCTCCAGAACCTTTTGGATCACGTACAATACGCAATACTTTGGTAACTGGATCAAAGGTATAAACTACATAACCACCAAACATACGTGCGGCTAGTTCAACATAACCAGCATAAAAGTCATATGTTGCCATACCACCAGCATAATTATAATTTAACAAATATGTGTTTAGAATAGCTGAACTGAATGGATCAAATGAACTAGAACTTGGTCCTGTTTCTAATCCAACTGTTCTACGATATAAACATCTGACGTTAATAAATTCTTGTGGTAGGGTATATGTATCAACATTCTTTTCTATTGTGAAAAGAGTATAGGATTCTGCTGTGGCATTTTGCGCTCGTTGACGATAGACTTTGATAGCATAGTTATATGCTGCCTCATAGTGTTGAGGATCTAATTCCAAGTCAATGATACCATCTCCCAGACGATATCTGACGTTTTGGAATAATGCTTGTTTCAATTCATCTAATGTTAGACCAGATGGAGTAGAAAGGATACTTGCTGTTGCTGATATTGTCATATATGTTTCCCGATATTGTATTTATCAGGAAACAACTAACAATCACAAATCGCCCGGTTTACGATTCTCACTATAATGTGCGTCAAAACTACCACCGGGATAGCGACTTTCTAATTTACGTACATTCTCATTAATAACATCATTTGGGTCAAGATTTAATGCTCTACAAGCATTAATCCAATACCACATGATATCCCCGAGTTCTCGTTTCATATGAAAGACGTTCTCATCATTTAATGGTTTACCCTGAAAAAACATCTTTTTGGGCACTTCAATAAATTCTCCACTTTCAGCCGCTAATCCTAGACAAGCGGTGAGTAGTAGCGGGACATTGATATCAGGTCCATGTAATCCGTCACCAATGTAATTACCATCAAGTTCATCACATCGGTCCATAAATGTAGTTAAGTCATTACTAGGTTTACTAGTTACTGCTTCTACAAAATCTTTGTATTTGTTCAAATCAATATTCATACTAAATCCTTAAACATTTGTTTTCTACCCTCTTCTCCTACTAGCGCATCAAATAATTCTCTTACACGCTGTAACATAGCACAATTAAACATAAGCAAATCACGCCTATCATCACACATCATAATTTGCTGGTCTATTGGCTTAATTAGTTCTTCCATTCGGTCTTGAATATCGCTCATTAAAATGCTTTCAAAATAATCATTTGGTCGTTAAACCTACCATTAGGTGTTGTACTAACTGCTTTAATGTCTTTAAAATACTTACGTGCTGCCGGCTTGCTACCCATAACTTCTTTAATCTGCTCAGCCGGTTTACGTAGTGTTTTCACTTCACTTTGTGCTGTATCAAACCCTAACAATGTGCTACCTTTAACAGTAAACGTTTTGCTATAGTCATCAGCAATGTAATGATGTAATTTGCGTTTTGCTGTATCATAAACCCATGCTTCACTTGCGCCATGAAGCTTAATAGGACTGATACTCATCAAATCAAGTTTACTTGCAGTATCTTTGAATGTTTTAAGATACTTAAGTTTTGCTACTTGTTTCTCTACAGGTACAGCCTTACGTGCCCTAGGAGCTTTAGCGGCTTTCTTAACACTAATGTAACTATTCAAATCACTAATAACTAACTCAATAAACTTTACAATATTTTTCAATTGTGTTTTAGTTAAATGTTGATAACCCTGCACTAATTGACTATCAGTACCTTTTAATACTTCTTCAATTTCATTCAATTTCTTTTTCCATACATCGGTCAATAAACTGATATGTTGTGGCATTACATTCTTTTTAGCAACCTCATCTATTGGTCTTAATGTATGTTTTGATCCTGCACCTGATGTAATATATTCATCAAACAATCCTTCAAGTTCACCTGCGGCTTCACGTGCTTTATCTTTTAGAATTTCCTGAATGTTAGGTCTATTAGACACTTCGGGTACAGTAGCTTCAATCACTTCTGGTTTATTAATAGTTTCAAGCAATCGTTTAATTTCATTTTGTAGGGTATCTGATTCTGTTTCAGAAAGTTCTAGCCCACGCAATTCCATACGTGCCAACCAAGCTAGAGTATTGATACATTCTCTTTCATCAATCTTACGCATAATTTTAGCCTCTTGTGGTCGTTCACGTAGGTCTAAGTATTGTGATAAGAATTCTTTAGCATCTTTCTTGCCATAGAAACGACCATACCATGTGAAACTACGCATAAGTGCTACTCGGCGTCTATCTGGATCGGGTTGTACGGCAAACATAGGTTCAGGACCTAAATATTCAATGTCCGGGTCTCTAGGGTTAAGTGTCTTAACCTGTGAATAATCACTAGCTTTAATGATTTTCTTTGCGGGTTTACGTGTTGCCATTAAGTTCTCCTAAATTTATAGCGCATTTATGTATTATAGCAGATGTTCCATTTATTGTCAACCTTGCAGTTGACCCGTTTTTAACTCTATCTGCTGAACAGATAAATAATAGATATGCCTAGATTATCACTATATCACCCGACAAAATCAAACGATTATCGATTCTTTGATAGAACAATATCAGAGATGTTTACTGTTGGCTCCACAGATTTATATATTCACAAATACTTAGGACCCACAGATCAGGGTGCAAGTATTGATTATACACAACCACAATATGATGTATTAGATCCTACTAATATACAAGATTTACTATTTTTAGAGAATAGAGATAGAACATATGACCCTAATATTTATAGATTACGTGGTCATTATAATGTTCAGAATTTAGACTTTAATTTAAGCCAATTTGGTTTATTCTTAAATAACGATATTATTTTTATTACCATTCATTATAATGATATGATTGATTTAATTGGTCGTAAATTAATGGTAGGTGATGTATTAGAATTACCTCATCTATTAGATTATAATCCATTAAAAGAAACTATTCCGGTAGCATTAAAAAGATTTTATCAAATAACAGATGGTAATTTTGCTAGTGAAGGATTTAGTCCTACTTGGTATCCGCATTTATGGCGTATTAAATGTGAACCATTAGTTGATAGTGAAGAATTTAGTCAGATATTATCTGAGCCAATTAATCAGGATAATTATCTTGGATTATGGGATGCTACTAGAACATATCCAGCCGGTTATACTATTACATTTGGTGATAAAAATTATCTATCTAAACAAGAAGTACCAATTGGTATTACTCCTCCTAATACAGTATTCTGGGAACTTGATCCTAATCAAAATCTTAAAGATATTCTTGCTACATACAATAAGAATCTACAAATCAATAATGCTATTATTGAAGAGGCTGATAGATTAGTACCTAAATCAGGTTACGATAGAAGTAATTTATATATTGTACCTACATATGGTGAATTTGAAACTAATACAGAATTATCAGGTAAATATAATCAACCCGCTCCTCCTATAAATGTTATTGCTAATAACGGAGGTGCTCCTGTTGTAGCAACCGGTGTTGTAGCAATAGTTCGTAGTCCTGCTTACAAAAACGCAAGTCCTATATTACGCATACCTAAAGCAACAATTCAAAGTATATGGGATATGTCAGCGGACATGACATTTGATCCTTTACAAGCCGCACGACAAATTAATTTAGAAACTGCTACTATTGCACCCACACTCATTGGTAACGGTTCGGGAGCAGTTGAGGGTGAGATTGTATTAACAGCATTGCCAACAGGGCCAATTACAGGACCATATGGTACTTCAGATAACACATATGCGTTTGCCGATCAGAATCCAGTAGCACCAAACTTTACTGGAACACAACCATATGGCCCAGATACTATGGACTATCGTGCAGATTCTGATCCAAGATTCCAATTCATTGCTCGTAGTAGCCCAAGAAGTTTTGGATATACAACTGGTTACTTAGACGGTACGGGCGAAGCACCAAATGGATTCCCGACAGGAGCAGGTATTGCTTTTCCTCAAAACCCAGAAGTGGGTGCATATTTCTTACGCACAGATTATTTACCACAACTTCTTTATCGTTGGGACGGTAGAATATGGGTTCGTATATCTAAAAACGTCAGAACACCTACAGGATTTACTGAAACAGATTTGTCACAGCAATCTACTTTCATAAATAACAGTAATGTTACTGTCACAACTAATGGTACAGAGATACCACAGAAACAAGCTCTATCAACTATTTTAACGATAGCACCAGATCCACTACCACCGGTAATTTAATAAATGGCACAATTTTTCTATGATAATCAAGTACGCAGATTTCTAATTCAATTTGGAAAAATCTTTAGCAATTGGTATGTTACTAAAGGCAAAGACCCCGCGGGCAATGAAATATTGGTTCGTGTTCCAGTTATGTATGGTGATTCAAGTCGTCAAGCAAGTACAATTATTGCTAACAATAGTGCTAGTAATTTGCCTAGCGCACCACTAATCACTTATTACATTACTGGTTTAGAATATGATCAACGTAGAACTCAAGATCCTACCTTTGTTGATAAGATTCAAGTTCGTCAACGTAGCTATAATGCAGAAACACAAAGCTATGAAACTGTACAAGGACAAGCATTTACTGTTGAAAGATTAATGCCAGTACCCTATACATTACGTATGAGTGTAGATTTATGGACAACTAATTACAATCAAAAATTAGAATTGATTGAACAACTAGGCACACTATTCAATCCTTCATTAGAAATTCAATCTACTGATAACTTTATTGATTGGACTAGTTTAAGTGTTGTGTATCAAGATGGTTTAACATTTAGTAGTAGACAAATACCACAAGGTACAGGTAATCCTATTGATGTACTAAGTTGGAAATTTTATATGCCTATATGGATTAGCAATGCGGCTAAACTTAAAAAGATGGGTGTTATTGAAAAGATTATTGCAAGTATATTCTCTGGTAAAGCACTGGATGATATACAGAATGATGATTTATTATTAGGTACAAGACAAAAGATTACACCATATGGATATAAATTATTATTGATAGGTAATAGCCTACAACTATTACCAGCTAATCAAGATTTCTATCCAAGTAATGAAGATTTAGATTTGCCTCCTAACCCCAATACAAGTTTATATTGGTCAAGTCTATTAAATGTTTATGGAACTATACGTCCCGGTATCAGTCAAATATGGTTACAAAACCCATTTATGACTACCGAGATTGTTGGCACTATTGTTCCGGATCCAGTAGATGATAGATTATTGATATATGATATTGATCCAGATACCCTGCCCCAAAATACATTGGATCCTGTAGACAGCGTGATTAACCCACTAGTCACTGGACCAAATGCAGGGTTACCTCCCGCAGAAAATGGCATGAGATATCTTATTGTAGATAACATTGGTCATGAAGGTGATACAACTATTGCATGGGGTAATGTAGTAGCATATGCTAATGACATTATTGAATATGATAGTGGTACAGGCGAATGGTTTGTATCATTTGATAGTGCCCAGGCTACTACAGTAGAATATGTTACCAATTTAACAACCAGCATACAATATCGTTATGTTAATACCGAAGATGCATGGATGAAATCTTGGGAAGGTTGGTACGACCAGGGTGATTATAGTATTGTAATCTAAAGTACTTTATGCTATAATACTTTAGCATATGAATAATATCTCAGCAGGCGTTTTCTTTTACGCTAAAAACACACAACGATTCTTATATCTACTTAGAACGGATAACAAAAATCCGGGCAATTGGGGTATACCAGGTGGTAAGATAGAAAACGGTGAAACATTACTTGTGGGTATTGATAGAGAATGTCAAGAAGAAATTGGGTACTTTCCAGAAAATGCAAAACTAGTACCGATACAAAAATTTGTGAATAATACGTTTACCTATCATACATTTTTTTGTGCGATAGATGAAGAATTCATCCCAATATTAAATTATGAACATTGTGGTTATGCTTGGGTGGGTGATAATCAATATCCTAAACCATTACATCCTGGATTATTTAGTACAGTGAATTTTGATGTTGTTCAGAAGAAATTAAAAGCACTTACGAAAAAACGGTCCTAAGACCGTTTTTTTATTTTAGTAGTTTTGCTATAGTATCAAAACCTAGCGAGCCTATTACAACACCTGCTCCCATCATCATCCATCGCCACTTTTCTAATGCGGAAATTTTTTCAGACATTGCCTGATGTGCTGATGAACTAGCGTCCTTCATACCCTTTAACATCACTCTAGTATCATCGTTGTTTTTAACCATTTCAACGTGAATATCTTTGATATCCGTTTTTATTTCACGGATATCATCAGTGATGTTTTGGACTTCTACCTGAAGAACTGCAATATCGGTTTCAGTTTTTGGCATTTTAATAGTTCTACCTGTTACCATAATTAAGCACTAGCAATAACTACGATTGGGTTAGGCTGACCGTTAGCTGCATTAGCGGCAAACGCAGTATTGAATGTAGCAATAACGTCAGGATTGACACTATATTCAACAGCAGTACCTGTACCAGAACCTGATGCAGTAGCAGTGAATGTAATACCTGTCATATTAGCCATTGCACCAATTGCTGTCCAATTTGTTGTACCAGCAAAGTAAATTGTATAAACTGTACCTGCTGATATTGATCCGGCTGCAACTTGCGTTGGGAACACTTCAGAGTTATAGTCATTAATACTTGAAACATATGCTGTAGCCGATGCCACATCAGTAGAAAGAATATTCATTGTGTTTGGTGTCAATGCGGCGTTAGCAAGATTAGCAGTATAACATTGTGCTGTCAAGCCTGTTGTACCACCTTTTACCAAATACTTTGTTTTACCTTTTTGACGAACAATATAACCTGCTTCATCATCAGCGTAAATAAATGCGGCATTAGATGCTGTAGTTGATGCAGAACCAGTCAATACAACACGGTCTTGAACAGCATAAGATGATACGTTTGCGTTTGTAAGAGAAACGTTAGCACCACCAACATAGTTAGAAACACTGAATGCGGCTGCATTAGAAATAGTTTTAACAAAGTATGTTGTACCGGCAATCAGACCACCAATATTTGCTGTTAATACTACTGGCTGATTTGCAAACAATGTTTGTGCGTTGCCTACAGAAGTCAAAAAATTTCCACTGGCAGAGGCATTAGACAATTCAATATTTGCATAACCTGCAACTGATGTTGTGACAAAACCTAAATTTACATAATCAGTTGAACCATTTGTATTTGCAACAGCAACTTGTAATGCTGAGTTTGCGCTCAATTGTGCAGTAAAGTTTGTACCTACCCCAAATACGTTAGCATTAGCACTGCTTGTATATATAGTACCTGTACCAGCAATACCGATAGCTACTGCTGTCAATACTTGCTTACCAACAATATTTGTGTTGCCACCAACTACACCGTATGTGTTAGCATTAGTTGCTGGAAAGCCTGCGCCACCAAGTGGATTGTTGAAATAAGCATCAACAACATTGAATGAAATAACTTTATTTGTTTGACCAGTAGTATCTTCCAATGTTGCCATAACACGCGGTTGAACACTTAGTTGTGTAGTTGAAACATCAAATGTAGTATTTGATAGTATTGAATTTACATAATATGTAACACCTGCTGTTAAACCACCAACGGTAGTAGTTACTTGGAATGACATACCTGCGGCTACACCGGTTATAGGAGAAGTTGTTAAGTTTCCACCTGAGATTGTAACGATACTACCTGTTTGTGCTGTATCGGTGATTGTTAAGACTGCTTGAGCCTTTGCGATTTTTAGAGGACGTCCCATTTGATTTTCCTTTATAAAATTAGCGGGTTCTAGCCGCTACGCAGTGGGTTACTGCATAAACTCTCAGAATGAGAATGTATTAAGTATTTATCTATAAAGGTATATTTTACTCTACAGGACCGCCAAGTGCCGGTGTAGCATTTACACCAGATGTGCCTGTATTAGCATGAGGAGCTCCTAATTCAGTAATAGTGAATAGTGAATTTGCACCCGCTGTTGATAGATAAGATACAATATTACCTTGTCCTACAATAATACTATTATTAACGGTATTAGGTGGAACCAATTCGCTATTGGCATTTGCTACAGTATAAGCAACACCATATGGGTTATATCTAGCAGTAGTATTTGAAATAGCTACTGATGCATTAGCGGTTAAAGTTAAACTAGTATTATTAGCAATAGCTTTTATAATACCCACGTTAGATCCAGTAATATTACCTATCCAGGCTCCAACATTTAATTGAGTAGTAAACAATGTAGCTACACCAGTAACCGTAGCACTACTTGTATTACATGTTACGTTTCCTGTTATCGCAACATTGGGGAAGCTAGTTGTATATTGTATTCCTACATTGCTAGTAGCAATTCTTATTTTATCAGTTGCTATATTTGCTGATGCCGAAGCTGATGAAGTGTTTGCTGTATATGCGTATGATGCCATTTTATTTTTCCTATTATTTTAAAGTCTGCCGACTGCTACTTCAATGATGCCTTCTACACCATCAAAGTTTTCTAATGATTTACCAATCACTGTACCCAATATTGGGAAGGGTGTAGATTTGGCAAAGCCATATCCTGCACTTACTAACATATCACCCTTTTTAATATTACCACGTACTTTACACGGAACACGACCTTGTAATGCTAATGCAACTGTATGTTGACCTGGACAAGAACTATTCATTACATATGCTGGATTAGTTGATACAATACCTGCAACTTTCGTAGTCGAATCTTCTGCGATTGTAACTTCTTTGTCTCCACCAAATGCCAGTACTGTACCGGGTTCGTAATGTCTATCTGATTCATAATATTCTGCTAAGTCAGCATATGTTGCTGTTAATTTAGATCCGGTAGTTAATGACCAGTTACCTGTAATATTACCTGCTGTCGTGTTAGCTCCTGCTGTTAAAACAGTAGTAATAATATTACCTGCAGTTATGTTACCGGTCGTACTAATTGTATTGCTACCATATGAGGCTAAGAATAAACTTACATTACTATTGCCATATGTTCCGGCAAAACTAATAGAAGTACCGTTAGCATACTTATAGTTATCAGTTAATATATTACCTACATTGGCATTACCGCTTACAGTTACAGTTGTTAGTGTACCAACACTAGTGATATTTGGTTGTGCATTTGTATATACTGTCCCTGCTACTAGTGCATTAGCTACTTGACCTGTTACATTTGCACCCGGAATAGAAGTTAATCCAATACCTGAACCATAATGTGTACCAGTAATATTTGCTCCACTTATATTACCCGTTACAGCTAAACTTGTTAATGTACCCACTGATGTGATATTTGGTTGTGCCGCAGTATAGATTGTCCCTGCTACTAGTGCATTAGCTACTTGACCTGTTACATTTGCACCCGGAATAGAAGTTAATCCAATACCTGAACCATAATGATTACCTATTAAATTTGCACCTGTAATGTTACCAGTAACTACAAGTGATGTTAATGTACCAACACTTGTGATGTTTGGTTGTGCTACAGTTGTTAATGTACCCGTAACTAGTGTACCACTTACATTACCTGCAGTAAGGTTACCTGGAATAGCTACTGCGCCTGTAATTTTATTGAACGTAAATCCAGCGTTGCCTTGAATGACATTATTATCATTAAATTGAATAGTAGTATTGCTACCGCCGGCTGCACTAGTTCCTGCGCCACCTACGCTAGATATTACCCTACCACCGGTTGTATATGTAGTATATCCAGTTGTGTCTACCGGAGTCGTTAAACCAGAATCCGAGTACAAAGAAAACGTGTTAGAAGTTAATATATTTACATAAAAACTTCCACCATTAAGCTCTACCATACCACCAACATTAGTGATAGTTATTTCAGCACCTTCAGTAAAGAAATTATCTTCGGTAGTGGTTACTACACCAGGATTAGCTTTTGTTACTGCGCTAATGTATGCTGTAATTGTTGATTTGGGTGTCCATGTTAGATTACCCACACCATCTGTTTCTAACACATATCCTATTGCTCCGCCACCAATTTTAAGAGTAGATACATCACCCAAATGAATATTACCGCCGGTATATAATGCGGAATTGCCGGGTTGTAATGCGTTACCACCTGCATTATCCCAAGTATTTGTACTAGCTACATAGGTTAGAATTTGACCAGTCTGAGCATTGGAAATATTTAAATTACCCTCACTACCGTTAATCTGACTAAAGGTAATATCAGAATAAGATGTTAATACTTCAATGTTTTCATTATAGGTATTAGCATTGCCTGTTCCACCTATAAAAAGGCGTTTAGCATCATTAGCCCAACCTAATTGTGCTTCTGATAATTGTGGCAGGTCTACAAGGTTACCTGAACGCTGTTGGATTTTTGATATCTGTATAATGGCCATAAGTATAATTCTTTAGAAGATTTATACTTATTTATCATTATTTGTTACAAGAACTGTTCATAATACTTTTCAACACGGTTAAACCATATATCACTATACTTTACAAATTCAGGACCTTCTAAGATAAATTCCTGATATTCATTTGCGGCAGAACACATAAAAATAACACCTTTACGAATCTTTGTGCCATGAACTTCATTATGAGCATTAGCATAGGCTGCTAACTGAACAAAATAATCATCAATCCACTCACGTTTTTTAGGCTTGTTTGTTTGCTTATGGTCCATAATAGCATCACTGCCATCATGTATACCAACTAAATCTGTCGTCCCTGCGTAAATTTTTGGATAATAGAGAGGAACTTCTGTACCCCACCATTCACTACACTTGCTAAGGCCTTGATTAATGATTGATTGGGCCATTTTATGGCTTTGCAAGCTATACGGATTGCTTCCGGGCTCATTGAGTACTCCTGTCTTAATATAATCTTCTAACCACTTGTGCATTCGTGTTCCACGACCTGCGGCTTCTGTTGTGATTTCTTGTGCTTTCTGAACACCAACTCGCTTTCGCCAATTTTGTAATGCTTGTTTAGATTCTTCACTTTTAGTAGCATCTAGTATTGTAGTGACACTAGGAAGTTTCTCACCATCAGGCGTGGCGTATTTACGTGAGCCATTTATTGTTTCCCTAAGCAAAGGAACGTAATTATATTTGTTTGGATTGTACATCAAGCTATTATACTGTATTTTATAACCTAACGCAATGATTTAGGTTAAACTCTAAAACTCTCTCCGCATCCGCATCTATCACGCTCATTTGGATTACTGAATTCAAATCCTTCGTTTAATCCATTACGTACATAGTCAACTATCATGTTCTTTAAGTATACATCATGTTTCTTATCTACTAAAACAATAAACTCATTTTGGGCGTAATTAATGATGGATTCATCATATTTGTATTCGTCTACATATTCCAAAACATATGCCAAACCACTACATCCGGTAGTCTTAACGCCTATTCGTATACCTAGACCCTTACCACGTTTTGTTATTATTTGTTTTATTTTGTTTGAAGCTTTTTCAGTGATTGTAATCATCTTACTTCATTGCTTTTTGTGCCATTTGTTTGACAACTTTTTTGCTATCTTCTTCTTCAGGTTCAACTGGAGTTTCTTGACCTTTGAATATAACCTTATCACCTTGTATATTTGAGATTTTATTCTTCAATGGTAATTTTTTAATCATATCATATAAATCTTCTTTGGCTAATATGATATCATTATCTTTATAGAATTGTAATAATTCATCTACTGTCCAATCCGAATGTTCAACACCACTATCAATATCGCTAGTTAACTGACTTGTTACAGCAACTAATCTTACTAATAGTGGGTTTGGATTGGATAGTTCAAATAAACGCATTATCTCTTTAGGCGACCGGCACCTGCTACAGGTACTTCTTCTTCTGGTTCTTCAACAGAAATGTCATCATCAACGCTGAAATCATCATCACCATCACCGGCTAGATCACCCGACATATCTACATTTAAATCTGCGGTCTCTTCACCCGAATCATCACCAAAAGCATCATCAGCAGAACTCATCATATCACCACCTTGACCAGTAATACCGTTCAATGCAGATTGTAATGTTCCTTTGCTTTGTGTCAATGCGGCTTGCAATGCAGTTAATGCTTCAGTAACTTGTTGGCTGAAAGTTTCACTTTCATTTACACCAATCTCGCTTTGAACACCTGATGTTAATGCTGGTAATTCTTTTACTAACATATCAGATACTTCTTCAACCATTTTCTGTACTTGGTCTACCATGTCTTGGGCTGCAAGAACAACCTGTGACTTCTCAACTTCTTCGTTTTCTACAACGATGCGAGTTCTAGGTAATGACTGTAAATAGCTAAAATGGTCAGCTAATGCTTGTTCCATAAATACTAGTTTCATGTACGATGGACTAGTTTGGCTTTGATAAAATTCATTAGATGATTTAGTTTCATTAATCAATCCACGAACTTTACTAAGCATAGACCTAGTTTCCGTTACGGACATTCTCTTTGTATTGAACGGAAGAGAATAGTGTTCATTCAACGCTCTTTTAGCAGTTGATATTTTTTTGTTGTCGAATTCAGTTAGTTTCATAATTATATTCCAAGACTAAGATAAAGTATTTATCTTTTTTGTTTTATTGTTAGGGTTTTGCGTTAAATCTGTTAGTTTGCCATTTTTTGGAATCATTAATATATGTATATAATTCATCCGTAATCTGTCGTTTTTTTAGCTTATCTTCACTTAATTTGGATAAAAATATTAACCGATCGTCTGTATTTTTGGCATTTTTAAACATTTTGGTATGTAATGATATATCTACTTCTAATCCAGCTAATAAATTGTCCAATTTAATTATCCTATTTGATTGATATAGCATATTTCTTTTATCAAACGTACACCATGCTACAGCATGTTTAAGAGTATTAAAATTATGAGTAGTGAATGTAGTGTGCATTTTCACTATATATTCATTAGTATCATTCTTATTAATATGATACATATTGAATAACTCATAACTATTGTCAGAATTTTGAAAAATAATAACATCTTCTAACTGCCCTACAAATTCAGTTTTCATTAACTTTTCTAATTGTTTTTCTGTATTAATTTTCTTAACCATGTTGTACTACCTTAAAGTATATGTTACGTAGTTCGGCGCTGGTATCTAAAAATGCCGGTAATTTGTCCCAAACTGTTTCTGTTTTAATCATTGGTACCGTGTCACAATCACTATATAATGCTCCTAAATCATTTGTATCGTCATTAAACACACTAGCATGTTGTATGCTAAAATCAAATGACCAACAGTTATATAATTCATTTTCTTGTTGTTGATATAAAAAACCAAAGTCAGTAAATTCATCAAATCGTATCTGTGTTTTTTCAGGTGTTCTAGTAATTTCAGGTTGGCTACGTAATGATATTGCTTGTAATACAGTATCAAAATTACATTGTGTATTTCTTTTATGTAGCCAAGGTATCAATTCTTCATCTACAACCGGACGGCTTCGATTGACTACTCCAGTAGGTGTAATATCAAATAGTGTATAGCAAGTAATAGTGTAACTCATACTACTATTTAATAGAGGTAAAAAAACCCGAGAAATTCTCGGGTCCTTTTATTCAAGTTAAAAATTAACCTGTGAATGTAGCTGTAGCTGTTGTAGTTACAGAATTAGACAAGCTAGCTGCCGTTAGAACTGCTTCAACAGCGGCATCTAAAGTTGTAGTTGTCCATGCACCTGTTGGATATACAGCCATTGCTAATGTGTCATTAGTGTCGTCTGTATACTCATACAAGTAAACTGTAGCTAATTGTTGTGTAGCTTGGATGATCAAGTTAACTTGAGTACCTGTCAAAGCACCAGTAGCTGTAATCGTGAAGAAGTCTAGCTTAGGACCTTGTGGTTGAACTGTAGCCGCTGAAGTAACAGCGTTTGCACCGCTGTTTGTGTATGACGGTAAGTCATAGTTAATTACCGGTAGCAAGTCGCCGTTTGTTTTTGTAAATTGTGACATTTTAAAATTCCTTTAAGTTTGTGAGCATATAGCTCTACTATTATTTATGCCTGGCAACAAAAAATGTCGGTTTTGGGCTTAATTTATCCTCGTCCACCCAAATGTTGTGCGCTAAAGCCACCTAAACGGTCTACATACTTGACTCCGTGTGCTACATAGCCTTCTTGGCTCTCTGCACCCCCTTGCAAGTAACCCTTGACTGGACTCTGTTTCCCGGCAACATCTAAGTCATTATATACGTGCATTTTAAGCTTGTATACCTCAGCCCAGACTCTATACAAGTTAAGCATACCCTTTTGATTAGCTTTGATGTGATTCAATATCATTTGTTTATTGTTGTCTGGCATCTTTGCGTTCGTATCTAACTTCTGCTGTACATAATTCATAAAGTCTTTACCCATCATCTTCAATGCATTATTGATAACAGCATCACGCTGTTTGGGAGTTTTACTAGCACTCAAACTAGGGGCAATTTTTCTTACTTCATAGTTAATATAACTAGTGAGGTATCCTTTAAAAGCATTGTTTGTTGTTATGTTAGCTAATGGTATACCAGCTACAAACTTATCAATACTAGGAGCTAGAGGTGCTAACATCTGTTTAACTCGTTCAATAGCATCATCCCATCCTGCAGTATTCATTTCAGGAGTAATAGCCATCTTACTAGGGAGTATAGCTATACTAGACTTTGGTGAAACTTGGAGATTTCCCAAACCACCATTAAGTGATTGGGAGAACATAGTTGCTACGTATTTTTCGTTACTACCCCTACGTTTTGCTTCTATATTTGCTTCTAATGCTTTTTGATGTGCATCTGCTGGTATAAACTGATGTACAGCTATGCCGGCACGTTTACCTTTTATATTCTGTTGTGCAAAAGGACTATTTGCTTGAATTTTATATTCAATTCCTGTAGGATTGGGTCTAAAGATATAGAATCCATTTGTATCTGTTAACGGTGCACCAAACAGTACATCACCCCAGTAGTATCCGGGAGTGTTAGGAGTTGCTTTTTGTAAGCCAGGCCATAGATTGGTAATGTCTTGTATCATAGTTCCCCTGTCTACTCCTCTATTTACATCATATTGAGCAAACTGTTTAGGACTGAATACATTTCTACCACTGTCATCTACTTTGTCAAACATATGTTTGTCCATAACTCTGAACTTACCATCAGGGCCATTTCCAAATATTAGTGCAGGACTACCGTCCCACTTGATTGTTGCTTGCTCTGGTTGTTGTAGTGTAGAAGTCATTCGGTCTAGTGCATTTTCTAAACCTTCACTACCTTTCATAACAATTATATCTTCTGGATGTGTTAAATGTGCTGTGGTCAACTCGGTCTCTGATAATATAATAGAGGATAGTTTATTGCTTAATATAGATAACGATTCCGATAAATTCATAACTGCTCTTTGTCACTGTTTTTCTTTATTGATTTGGAAAACTTTCCTTGGTCACGTGATTTAATCGCACCAAGCAACTTTCTCTCTAATATCTCTGCTTGTTCTTTAGGATAATTCCTATTAATCATCTCTAACAAATTGATAGCACTAGTAATGATGTTGTGGGCTCTACTCTCAATAACATGACTTGTATCACGATTATTGCCGATAGCTTCCAATTCCTGCAGAAGGCTGCGAGTTTGTTTTTGCATAATAGTTTCCTAATAGTATTTATCTACTTTACGGTTTTATTTCTTTAAACTATTCAGCAAATTCTTCAATTTTGATCCCTGAACATCTACTACAATTTTCTTGTTTTCCGCCTCTAATATCTCTCCTGTAGCCTGATCTATGATAGGTTCTGTAGATTGTAAGGTAGATTGTGGCTTCAAATAACTCATAATCTGAGTAGCACTAGGTTGTGGTCTATAACTATCATCACCATCACCTCCGTTGTCACTAATACGCATAGTTTCAATATTGTACTCTAGGTCAATTTTCATGCCAACACCAGTTGAACTACGGGACTTCATACATTGGATCTGATACTTCCCACGCTCCCGCATACTACGACTTGTAAAGATACCAAACACATTATCTGCTGTATTAATCTTACTGATACCACCAGCAATATGACTATGATCAAACTCAATCTCATCCACCGCACTACGATTTAACTGTGACGCTGTTACCATTAAAATACTCATTTCTTTTGCAAGATTACGCAATTCTTCAGCAACATATTTGTCTTTGATAAACTGATCGTTAGGGTTAACTTTAACAGAGACAGGCATTACTAGATCCAAATAATCAATCATCACAAAATCAATGTTAATACCTGTTTGAATCTGAACCTCTTTTAAATAAGCACGAATGTCATTTACATTGCTTTGTGCTGGTAATGCTTTAACACGATATTGTCCTGCTTTCTTACCAACCATCTTAACTTTAAGTTCAGTTGATCCAATATCTTTACGAATATCTCTTGTGCCCATATTAGTTAACATCGCATCAGTACGCAAACTAGTTAGTTCTTCACTCAATTCTAATGTGACATATACCCCACTCATACCTGTCTGTAACCAATTTAATGCTATGTTCATCATTACAAGTGATTTACCTGATCCTGAACCACCCGCAAAGATATTCAATTCTCCACGACTCATGCCACCATAAAGAATCTTATCCATCTGTGGCCAGCCTGTACTGACTTGCCCACCACTGTTAAAGTATTTGTTAATACGCCCTGCCGGATCAGCAAAATAATCTGTACCCATGTCTTTTTGTAAACTGATTTGTACCGCATCTTTAATTAATTTTTCAACAGGACCAAAATCACCCTTCTCAAGTAAGTCAGCACTTTTTAATATTGCTCTTTCTAATTCTTGTCGTTTAGTAAATGATTCAAATTCTTCAAAGAACCAATCATAATGTCCCTGACTCAATTCAGGTATTATTTCAAGATCCATACCAGTTAATGCTTTAATTTGTGTACTGTCGGGTAGTACCCCATATTTTGTTGTATGTTCTTTAAATAACTCTGCTGCCGATCTTAATGATTTATCAAAGTTCTCCGAGTTCATAATGTTCATAACTCTGGTGTATAACTCGGCATTTGTAATCATC